GCCAGTTCATGGCCGAGCGCCAAACTTCGGCGCAGGCGTTGTCGGAGGTCGAGGCGCTCAAGGCGCGTATCGCTGAACTCGAAGCTGCTGGCAGCAAGGTCGACGTTCCTGCGCAGGCTCCTACCGAGGCCGAAATCGACGAGGCGGTTGCCGCTTCCGATGCCGAGTTCAGCGACATGTCGGACGATGACATCAAGACTGAGATTGCCGAACTTGCGGGCTCTCGTCCACGTGGCACCCCGACCCGTGAAACTCTGGAGAACTCTCTGCGCGAATTGCGTCAGGCCAAGGCCGCCTGAATGACTGTGCTCGCGGCCATGCAGTCGGCGGCGATCCGGCTTCTCGGTCGCAAGCCCGCTCCATTCTTCGGCTCGTCTCAGCAATTCGAGCTTGAGATGTGTGATCTTGTCAATGAGGTTGCTGAAGATGTCGCGAAATACACCGACTGGCAGGCGCTGATCCGCATAGGCACTGTTGCCGGGGATGGAGCGACTACAGAATTCAACCTGCCGGATGATTACGACCGCTTCCCCCTCACGGCTTCGATTCAGGACTATACGAATTGGGCTTGGGGTTATGGCCATTACCTCGATCTCGATCATTTTCTGTTCGACGAGGCGCGCGACTTCAACGCGCTTCCCGGAGGCTGGATCATCTATGGCGATGTGATGCGCTTTTCACCCGCGCCAGCATCTGGCGCGCAGGCTCGCTTCCCCTACATCACAAAGAACATCGTCCAGGCATTTTCCACCGCCACGAAAGAGGATTTCACTGCCGACGATGACGAATTCCTTTTGCCTGAACGTCTTTTGACGTTGGGTCTGGTCTGGCGCTGGCGCGAGAACAAAGGTTTAGATGCGAGTGGGGACCAGGAGGCCTTCATCAAGGCGCTCGATGAATACGCGGCCAAGCAGAAAGGCCCGGTCGTGATCCGCAGAAATGGCGGTGGTCGCTTTGGGAATACGCAGATGGCCTATCCGTGGGAATTGCAAGGAGCCAGCTATTGGCCCTTAGTCTAGCCACCCCCACCTTTCCCTGCGCCAAATTCTTCGGATTTGCTTCGGCTCGACAGGGTATCTCAAGGAAAGTGCCTTTGCGCTCTCTATCCCTTCAAGGGAGCGTATTTCGCGAACGGCGGCTTCGGTCAATTTATGGGAGCCTTGGTTCTCGCCCCTTGGCGCTGTGCCATGCTTAATTCTGTCCGCCTGATTTTGCATAGGCGTTGCCCAATAAAGATGGTTTGGGTTTACGCAGCTTTTGTCGCCACAAAGGTGCGCCGCCTGATGCGTTTCACTGGATGGAAGACCTTGGGTTTCTTCACACAGGAATCGCGCCACGTATCCCCTTCTACCTTTGCGCATGATCCACGGCCTTTGATCCGATCCACTCACAGTGAATGGCCAAGGAATGCAATCTTTGGCGCGGGAGGTCAGAAGTTGTTCAAAGAATTCCGCTGCTTTGCCCCGCGGCTTTCTGACTACCAGAGGATCGCCATATCGAAGAAGGCGCGTGTAATGTTTTGTGCAATATCCTCGCGCCTGATGGACCTGATCGCATCCGTCAATCGTGCAAAAATTCACGCTAATCTCCTGATTTGGCCGTTGCATATCCTTAGTGTATTTTACCAAAGAAGGCAATCAGCGTGACCTACGCCCGCCGCCAGACACAGCGGAAACCGCGCAATGCGCAGACCCGCAAATGGCCTGCGCCTGTAAGTGGCTGGGTCTCCAATCGCATGTTGTCCGATCCGAAGTCGGTCGAGGGGCCGGGGGCTGCAGTTCTGGACAACTTCTTCCCGCGTTCGACGGGTGTTGCTCTGCGCAGGGGCAAGGCGCGCTATGCCACGCTGGTCGAAAGCGAACTCGACGTAACTGCGCTGTTTACCTACCACGATGGCTCTACGGAAAAGCTTTTCGCGGCCAACTCGACCACGATCTATAACATCACCGATGTGGTGTTTCCCGAACCGCTGGATATTGCGGTGGACGATGAAAACACGCTCGGCGACGGGCTGGGTAATGTGTTCGGCTGGGATTCGACCGCAGGGCTTGAGGTATCTGAAGGCTACACGGGCGGCGACTGGTCGGTGATCCAGTTCGCCACCACTGGCGGCATCTACCTGATTGGCGTGAACGGGGTGGATGATGGGTTTATCTACGACGGAACGCGCTTCTACCCGAATGTCGCGGGGGGCCTCTATAATCTCGCATTCGACGCCGAGACGGGTGCCTTTGTGGTTGGTGAGGACGTAACCGGCGCAGGTGGTGCCACGGGGACCATTGTGGAAGTCGATAGCGATGGTTCTGCGGGCACGCTTCTGCTGCGGGACGTAACCGGCACGTTCAACAATGACGAAAGCCTGACCGGCTCGATTGCGGGGGCGGCGACGGTTGACGGGACGCAGGTGATTGCGGTTCCCGGCATGGACTTCGGAAGCCTTACCAGCGCTGATATGTCGTTCGTCTGGGCCTACAAGAATCGCCTCTGGTTCACGCAGAGGGAAAGCCTTTCGGCGTGGTATCTCGATGTCGATAGCATCGGCGGGAGTGCGACAGAGTTCCCGATGGGCGGCATCTTCGCTAACGGCGGCTCGCTCATCTTCGGGCAGCGGTGGTCGCTGGAAAGCGGCGGCTCGGGCGGCTTATCTGATCAGAACATCTTTGTTACAACCGAAGGTGAGGTCGCAATATATCAGGGCACGTCTCCGAACGAGGCGTCGACATGGTCTCTTGTCGGCGTGTATCGAATTGGCGCTCCGCTCGGGAAGCGTGCCTATCTGCGCGGTGGCGGGGATCTGGCGATTGCAACTACGGTCGGTCTGGTTCCGCTGTCGAAAGCAATTTCACTCGACGTAACCGCGCTCAACGTAGCGACTATCTCGTACAAGATCGCCGACGCATGGACCGAGGCCGTACAGCTTCGCGGCGAGCAGAACTGGCAGTGTATGATCTGGCCGGAAAAGAAGATGGCGCTTATCGCCATTCCCGACCGCATCGGTTCGAGCGACCCTGTCATTTTCGTGTCGAACACCGAGACCGGCGCGTGGGGGCGCTATACCAACTGGCAGGGTCTTTGCATGACCGTGTTTGGTGGGCAGCTCTATTTCGGGTCGCCCGAGGGCAAAATCTTTCAGGCCGAGGTCAGCGGGCTGGATGATGGCGAGACCTATTCGGGTGCCGTGGTTCCGCTGTTCGATGACATGGAGTTCTCCGCAGGGGCGAAGATCGGTAAGATGGCACGCGCCCGGGTTCGCGCCTCTACCAATATCACCGATAACGTTTCCATGCTGGCCGACTTCAACATCGAGCTTCCGCCCGCGCCTGATGCGCCCCCTGTGTTCGCCTCGAACCAGTGGGGCGTCGGGGTGTGGGGCACTTCGACTTGGGATTCCGCCGTGCCTAATGTGCTGAACCAGAACTGGCGCTCTGCCGGGGCGGTTGGCTACTCGATTGCGCCGTGCTACCAGTGCACTTCGGGCGCTCCCGCCCCGCTGGATCTTGAGCTTCTGGACATTGAAACCTTGTATTCCATCGCTGAAGCGGTAACATAATCGGGCCGCAACGGTGCTCTAACACCGCGCGGCCCTGACCTTAGACGATCACAGGAGGATCGAATGGCTGCCAAGCGAATATGCACTATTGATGGATGTGGCAAGGTGCTTGTAGCTAGAGGGTTTTGCGGGCCACATTATCGACGCTTGATGAAATATGGAGACCCATTCGGTGGGGAGCGCGCCATTAGAGGTGACGCTCTTGAATATTTAATTTCCATTGTTTCCCAATCGCAAGAAACGAGCGGCTGTATCGAATGGCCGTTTGGTAAATTTGCAAGCGGCTATGGAGCTTTTAACGGACATGAAAGCGGCTACGCCCATCGGGCGGTCTGTGAATTGGTTCATGGCCCGCCAAGTGATCCAAAACTTCAAGCATCGCACTCTTGCGGGAAAGGTCATTTGGGGTGTGTAAATCCTGCTCACTTGCGATGGGCAACCGCGAAGAGCAATGCATCCGATAAGAAATCCCACGGCACTCACATGCGTGGTGAGAATGTCAATGGGGTCAAGCTTTCGGAAGCTGATGTGCGCCAGATTCGAACGATGCTTGGCGCAATGACGCAAAAAGACATCGCAGATAAGTTCGGGGTGGGAAGAGGGGCGATATCGGAAATCGCCCGTGGTAGGAATTGGGCGTGGTTAGATTAGTGACTGACGAAAGCGCGCGATGTGCCCGCTTCATTTCAGAGCATATTGGAACGGCTTTCTGTCCCCCTTATTACGCTTTCGGTTGGGAGAGATGTGGAAAGCTTTTCGCTGCGGTTTTAGTTAACCAGTTTGAGGGGGTGGACTGCGCGGTTTCAGCAGCAGGAACAGGGTGGACGCGCAGGATGGTTCGACAAACTGGCGAGTATATTTATGGTACTCTAGGCTGCTTGCGCATGACAATCACCACCGAGAAACCCGAAGTCGTGGAATATGCGAAACGCCTTGGGGGAGAAGTTGAAGGGCGGCTGCGCGATCATTTTGGCGAGGGGCGTGATGCCACGATCATCGGCATCTTGAAGAAAGATTGGCGGTTTTAGGTATTTAAGGAGCATCGCTATGGCAACTACCCGTGAATTCGAAGAGCGTGCGGAAGAAATTCGCGGCATACTCATTAAGGGCGGCAAGACCCCGCAGCATGCAGACGAAATCCTCAAAATGGCGATCCTCGCTTATTGCGATGCGATAATGGCACTCGAAAAAGTGGTTGAGGAAACGCCGGACTTTGCGCTGGTTTTCCCGATCAGCCTCGAAATGACGTCAATGCGCTGTCGAGAAATGATGATCGAATTTGCTGTACCTAGCGCTCACTGAAACAGCGTGCTAACCAAAGCGGGCGGCGCCGGGTGATTGAGACCCGAGCCGCCCTAACCTTAGACGATCACAGGAGGATCGAATGGCTCATCAGCGGCTATCAAAAGACTCGATGTGCAGCAACTGCTTCGCTTGGCGCCCACAGGGAAACGGTGACTTCGGTCTTTGCGCCCGGCACGCGCCACAAATCTTTAGAGAGCTGACAGAAGGCGAGTTCTCGCCTGAATGTGGCTGGCCTGAAACTTTTCACGAAGAGGCTTGCTGTGAATGGCTACCTATGCAGGCTGGACAAGGACTGGCGACATGAAACCTATAGCCATCACCCCTCTGGAGGCATGCGAAATGCTCAGCATCGGCATGACTAAATTCTATGATCTCGTAGGTCAAAAAGAAATTGATGTTTTCAAGATTGGCCGGGCCACTCGCGTCACTACCGAGAGCATTCATGCTTACGTAGAGCGGCGGCTGAGTGATGCGCGTGCTATTCAACGCAGCAGAGCCATGGACGACCTTATCTCTGGCGATGCGGATTTAATTGACGATTGACCCGGCAAGTGTACCTCCGTGAGAGGCCTGCCGGGTCCGTAAAACCGAACTACCGCAAAATTTGCGGTAGTTGCAACCCCTATTGAAATCCCGCTCGCGCTGCGGTAAAACCCCAGCATTCGAGCGCGGCTGAACGTCACTTCACGCGCTTTCCGTCGATGGAAAGCGAGTGAATTGATTAGCCCCGACCTTCACCCCTCCGGCTCTAAGTTGTTCAAGGCTAGGCGCGCCTTCGAGGTGCCGCCAACTTTTGCCTCGGATTACGTCTCTGACCGGATGGATGCCGCCGCCGACTGCCTCAGCGATAGCTTTTCGCGTCATTCCTCCCGCGATGTGCAATCGCCAAATCTCCCTGACCTGCGCCTCGGTAAGGCTCTGATTCCAGACCGCCGCCCCTTTGGGCTGGGTATCGTATCTTCGGTAGCTGACGTTCTTGGGGGGCATGGACGCCCGTTCTCGCTTAATCGCATCTTCGGTGTTGTGGCGCTGACTTCCCCATCGAAGATGCTTGGGGTTACAGCACGCGGGCGTGTCGCAAGAATGAAGGGCGTTCGGTCGATCTTCGGTAGGTGGCCCGTGCTCAATCTCGCACGCTATTCTGTGCGCCAGAGTTTGCTTCCTTTCGGTGCCAGTAGTCATAACCCCATAGCCAGCGCTTTGCCTGCCTCTTTTCCACAACCAGCACTCGTCCATTTCTCCGGTATCGACCCGATCCCAGAAGCGCGCGATGTCATGTTCCGAATAAGCCATAATTCAACTCTAGCGAGGGTGTGGCGCTTTGCAATAGGAGGCTCCAATCAAAACACCTAAACCGCCCCCCGCCCCCGATCCCGTAGCAACGGCGCAAGCGCAAGCGGGTGTCAATCTCTCGACTGCGATCACGCAGCAGAACCTCAACATGGTCGACCAGGTCAATCCCTGGGGCAACACATCCTACACGCAAAACGGCAACATGCGGTTCAGGGACAGCTTCGGCAATTGGGTCGAGGTCCCCCGGTATACCCAGACCACGACATTCTCGCCTGAACAGCAGGCAATTTTTGACAAGTCGCAAGCCGCGCAGACGAACCTCGCAGGGATTGCTGAGGATCAATCGGGCCGGGTTGCTGAGACCTTGTCGGACCCGTTCGAGTTCAACAATCAGGACGCCGCCGATTGGGCGTATGATCTCGCGATGAGCCGTTTGCGCCCGGAAATGGAGAACCGGCAGGCAAATTTGCGCGACCAGTTGATCAATTCCGGCCTTCGCCCCGGCACTCAGGCTTACGATACCGAGATGAGCCGCATCGGTCGCGTCGACAACGACATGATGAACCAGCTTATGCTCGGGGGGCGCAGTCAGGCCTTCTCCGAAGCATTGGCAGAGCGCAACCAGCCCCTGAATGAGTTGTCCGCCCTGCTCTCGGGTTCGCAAGTGTCCAATCCCGCGCAGATGTCGAGCGCCGCGCCGCAGGTCGGTGTCGGCGGGGTCGACTACAGCGGCATGGTTCAGAACAACTACAACAATCAGATGCAGCAGTACCAGATGCAGATGCAGAACCGTGGCGGGATGCTTGGCGGACTGTTCGGGCTGGCGGGGACGCTGGGCGCCGCTGCAATCCCGTCCGATGAGCGCTTGAAGACAGGCATTCGCCGCGTCGGTTCGACCGATGAGGGCCTGCCGATTTACACGTATCGCTACAAAGCCGGTGGGCCGACGCAGATGGGCGTCATGGCGCAGGACGTTGCGCAGATGCAGCCCCATGCACTTGGTCCAATTGTGCATGGGTTCGGCAGCGTTCGCTATTCGGAGGTCCGCTGATGGCCATAGGATTCCATCCTGAGGATATGGCGGTCGCACAGGCGTTGCAGCCGATTGGTCCCGAGCAAAGTTTCGTTTGGGGCCATGGTGGCCTTAAGATGACGCCGCAACAGGCTGCGGCGCAACGCGAACGCGGCATGTCCCGTATGCGAGGCGATTATTCACCTATCCAGCACCCGTTTCAGGGTCTTGCCCGGGTTGCGGACAACGTGCTTGGGGCGCTTGAGGCAAAGAAAGCCGACAAGGCGATGCAGGCGACCGCCGAGGCCGACCGCGCGCTGATGGAAGCCATGGCGGGCGGTCAGATAGACGACAGTATTATTGCGCGTGCGATCATGGACCCGAACGTTGGTGACGGCGTGAAACAATACGCAGGCATGGAGTATGCGCGTCGGCAACCGAAGGCGGCTGCTCCTACCGAAGTCGAAAAGCTTATGATAGCCAGTGGTATCCAGCCCGGCTCTCCGGAGTGGAATGCGCAACTATCGGCGGAGCTTGAAAACCGTCGCGATCCCTTCACGACTTTTGTCGGCGGAGACATAGGTTACACTGGCAGGCAGTCCGGCCTTGCCGCAGCACTGAGAGGAGGTGGTCCATCATCTGGGGCGGGGCAAGGTGCCTCGCCTCCTGCCGATGCGGTGCAGTATCTCAGAGACAACCCCGCTCTGGCTGATGATTTCGACAAGAAATATGGCGCTGGCTCGGCTTCTAGAATCCTTGGAGGTCAGGCGTCCGCGCCTGATCCCTTTCGCCGTTAGCGGTTCAATGCTCGATAACATCACCATGCAGGCTGAAAGCGGCGGTCGGCGCTATGGTGCTGGCGGTGGCCTGCTTCGCTCGCCTGCCGGTGCGATGGGTGAAATGCAGGTGATGCCTGCGACTGCCCGCGATCCCGGCTTCGGCATCAAGCCTTGGAATGGCTCTTCGCCCGATGATCTGGCCCGCGTAGGCCGCGATTATCGCCGCGTCATGCAACGTCGATACAATGGCGATCCGGTGAAGATGTGGGCGGCATATAACTGGGGTCCGGGCGCGCTCGACAATGCCATTCGCCGCTATGGTGATCGCTGGCTGGATTATGCGCCTGCCGAAACTCGAAACTACGTCAATCGCAATCTGCGTGCACTGAGGGGCAACTGATGGCCAATCCTTTCGACAAGTTTGATAAGCCTTCGCAGGGCGCGGTATTCCAGACGAACCCGAACGCTGATGCGGAACAGGCACGCGAGGATGAGCGCCTGCGCAATGAAGCCGAACGCCTGCGTATCCAGCAGCAGGCCGCCGCCCGTGCCGATGCAAACGACGCGGAGAAGCGCGAGGAAAAGGTGGCGGAGCAGGCGCAGCGGGAACGCATGCAGGCATCGGCGATCGCTGACTCCCTCTACCAGATGCGCAATGTCGTGCAGGCAGCGAGGGAAGCGAAGGAGATGGGCGCCTCCGGTTCCGGAATCGGTTCATGGGAGGGTACGCAGGGCTTCCGCGACGGCACCATGCTGAGCATACTCGGGGCGAACACTTCATCCAATGACATGCAGGGTTTGCTCGACACGATAGGCTCGAATACGGCATTCGATCGCTTGCAGAAAATGCGCAACGAAAGCCCGACCGGCGGTGCGCTTGGCGCTGTGTCGGAAGTGGAGCTTCGTCTGCTAAAGAGCAGCATTGCTTCTCTCTCGCAGACGCAGAGTGAAAAGCAGTTCACGGCGAACATGGACAAGATTATTGCGGCCTATACGCGGATCGCCGGAAAGTTGCAGTCTGCCGATGCCTACTATCGTGAAAACGGGTCGATGGATGGCTTTGTGCCGCCAGACGAAGACGAACTGGCGAAGTTCTCCTTCGATGGTGGGGCTGAGCCGACGGCTGCCGGTGCGGGTGCAACGCAAACCAGCCTGGAATTGCCGCAGGAGTATCAGGACCGACACGCGGCCTATCTGCGCCAGAATTGGGGTAGCCTGACACCTGAGGGCTATGCGCAGTTCCGCGCGGGGCTGGATAACGACTTTCCCGAATACGGCTCGCCGAACCTTGAGGCATACCGTGATATCGTACCCGCACTCAACCAGATGGCAGCGGACGGCAAGGCCCCTGAGGCGGCGGGACAGGTCCCTCCTGCGGTGCGCGACCTTTCGGGATTGGATCAATTCCGTAATGATGTAATTTCCAATCCGTGGGGCACGGCAGCAGCTTCGACGGCCAATGCTATCGGGTTTGGCATTCCAGACGCCGTAACTGGTAATCGGTTGCAGGCCGCAGCTGAGTTAAACCCCACCGCCAATTTCGTCGGCGACTTCGTTGGAGGCTCAATCGGTTCGGCACTTAGTGGTGTCGGTCTTGCAAAAATGGGCGCAGGCAGACTTGCTCCACTTCTTGGCGATGTTGGGTACGGCACAGTTTATGGCGCCACAAGCGATGACGATATCATCACTGGCGCTCTGGCTGGTGGGCTTGGTGCATTCGCAGGCGATCAAGCGGGTAAATTCGTCGGGCGCGGTATCAATTACCTCCGCCTGCCTGAGACTAGTCTTTCCGAAGGCCAACGTGCCATTGCACAGACTGTGCGCGAAGCAGATAACCAGAACGAAGTTGCGGCAGCA